GGTGTCATCACTACAGTTGAAGAAGTATTCCTACCTAACGGATAATTTATATGCCATACAAATCTCGTGCTCAACAAGCGGCTGTCGCAATCTCAATGAAGAAGGCAGGCAAGAAGCCTGCTGAGATTAAGAAGCATATGGCAAAGGGTGGTAAGGCAACGAAGAGTAAAGTCAATGAAGCTGGAAACTATACAAAGCCAGCCTTACGTAAGCGACTCTTTAATGAGATCAAAGCAGGCGGAAAGGGTGGTGCCCCCGGTCAGTGGTCAGCCCGTAAAGCCCAGATGCTCGCAAAACGATACAAGGAAGCTGGCGGAGGATATAAAAACTAATGCCACTGAAAGCATCACAAAAGTCCCTCAAAGCTTGGACAAAGCAAAAGTGGCGTACCAAGAGTGGCAAGCCATCTACTCAAGGCCCGAAAGCTACAGGGGAGCGTTATCTACCGGCGAAAGCTATCAAGGCTCTTTCGGACAAAGAGTATGCCGCTACTACGAAAGCCAAGCGCAAGGCAACGAAAGCAGGAAAACAATTCTCTGCACAGCCTAAGAAGGTAGCGAAGAAAGTTAAACCACACAGGAAAGTAAAGTAATCATGGCCGCACGTAAACTCACAGAGAAACAACAGAAGTTTTTAGATGTGCTATTTGAAGAGGCGCACGGAAGCTTGGTTGAAGCGAAGCGTCTTGCGGGTTACTCAAACAATCAAGCAACCTCTGAGATTGTCGGAGCGTTGAAAGAAGAAATACTAGAGCGCACTAACATGTACCTCGCCCAGTCAGCACCTCGTGCGGCAATGGCTATGGTTGGTGCGTTACATGATCCAACTGAGCTAGGCATCAAAGAAAAGATGCAAGCGGCTAAAGAAGTGATGGATCGTGTAGGCATTGTGAAATCTGAGAAGGTACAAGTTGAAGCATCAGGCGGTGTCATGATTTTGCCACCGAAGCGTTCAGAACAGGATGACGACTAGTAGAAGTGCAGGCAGGTGGATACTACCACAGCCTGAGAATGTAATTGCAGATGAGGACTTCTTACCGATACCACGAATAGCTCGTACTATTCCATTTGGTTATAAGGAAGATCCTTCTGATAACGATATGTTATTACCGGTGCCTAGAGAACTCAGGGCACTGGAGAAAGCTAAAGAATACTTAAAACAATATAGCTACAGGGAAGTTGCGAACTGGCTCACGAAGCAGACGGATCGTAGCATTTCCCATATGGGTTTAAAGAAGCGGATCGAAAGTGAGCAATCCCACAAAAGACGAAGCACAACTCTCCGTGAGTGGGCCAGAAGGTACGAAAAGGCGATCACCAAAGCGGAAGAGTACGAAAGGTCGAGGCTCGGTGCAAGGCAATCCCGAATTGCGGAAGCAGAAAGCGGAAGCACGGAAGAAGGCGCAGAGTCAACCGAAGATTGAAGTAAGAGAAGATCCACATGCTGAGCCTGAGTTTGAACCCATTGAGGTTGAGCTTGAACAGCAGAATGTAATCTTCAAACCGAATGCTGGTCCTCAGACGGAGTTCCTAGCATCGGGTGAACGTGAAGTCTTGTATGGCGGAGCGGCAGGTGGAGGTAAGTCCTACGCAATGCTCGCAGATCCTCTCAGGTTCATGGGTCACCCCTCCTTTAGTGGGTTGCTATTGCGACACACCAATGAGGAGCTTAGAGAGCTTGTGTGGAAGTCTCAGGAGATGTATCCGAAGATCTGGCCGGGTATCAAATGGTCAGAGCGTAAGATGCAATGGACTGCCCCATCAGGTGCGAGACTATGGTTCTCGTATCTCGACAGGGATGAAGATGTAATGCGCTACCAAGGACAGGCATTTAGTTGGATAGGATTCGACGAATTAACACAGTGGCATACTCCATTTGCGTGGGACTACATGAGATCACGTTTGCGTAGTACGGCAGGTGACTTGCCCACATATATGCGAGCGACGACTAACCCCGGTGGACCCGGACACGCATGGGTGAAGAAGATGTTCATTGACCCTTCACCTCCGGGCAAAGCTTTTCACGCTACGGACATTGAATCAGGAAAGACTTTGTGCTATCCTTCCAGTCACTCCAAGGCGGGTCAACCATTATTTAAGCGTAGGTTTATTCCTGCGATGTTGACAGATAACCCTCATCTGTATGAGCAGGGTGACTATGAGGCGATGCTCTTGTCGTTACCTGAGCATCAACGTAAACAATTACTTGAGGGTAACTGGGATGTTGCTGAAGGTGCGGCGTTTCCTGAGTTCAACAGAACCATACATACTGTTGATCCTTTTGACATACCTAATAATTGGGTTAAGTTTCGGGCCTGCGATTATGGGTACGGCTCTTATTCTGCTGTTGTTTGGTTTGCCTGTACTCCTGATGAACAGCTTATTGTCTATCGTGAGCTTTATGTTAGTAAGGTTTTGGCGACTGACCTTGCGGATATGGTCCTTGAACTTGAAGCCAACGATGGGAACATCAAGTACGGGGTACTAGATAGTTCGTGCTGGCATAAACGAGGTGACACCGGTCCATCGCTAGCTGAGCAGATGATTCATAAAGGATGCCGCTGGAGACCTTCAGACAGATCACATGGATCACGTGTTGCAGGTAAAAACGAATTGCACCGTAGACTACAGGTCGATGAGTACTCAGAAGAACCTAGACTTGTATTCTTTAACAACTGTACTAACTTAATTGCACAACTACCGATCATCCCACTGGACAAAAAGAATCCAGAAGATATCGACACGAAGTCAGAAGATCACCTATATGATGCTCTGCGTTATGGGATAATGTCCCGCCCTAGATTCTCAATCTGGGATTTTGATCCCACCCATCAGAAACCGTCGAGCTACGTACCAGCCGATTCTAAATTTGGATATTAAATATGGAAGATGAAAACGATATCTTTGAAGCTGACACTCAAGTAACTTTAGATGATGTCGAAGAGGTGTCTAAAGAAGACCCTAAGACACAGAACCTTGTTCGCTATATCATGGAGAAGTACAACAAGGCAGAAGATACTCGCCGTCAGGATGAAGATCGTTGGTTGCAGTCTTACCGTAATTACCGTGGCATCTACGGACCTGACGTTCAGTTCACTGAAGCGGAGAAGTCCCGTGTATTTATCAAGGTAACGAAGACTAAAGTTCTTGCGGCTTATGGGCAGATCATTGATGTACTGTTTGCGAATCAATCATTCCCTGTCACTGTCGAGCCTACCAAGTTACCTGAGAATGTAGAAGAGGCAGTTCACTTTGACCCTCAACAAAACCAGATGGATCAGCAGACTGGTGCTCCAGTATCTCCATATGGTTTCGCAGGTGATGGTCAGGACTTACCTCCGGGTGCCACATTAACAACTCTCGCACAGAATGGCTTAGGGCCATTAGAAGAAAAGCTAAGTGAAGTTGATGGACTGAAGTCAGGACAAGGTATGACACCTTCGTCTATGACATTCTACCCTGCACTTGTAGCCGCTAAGAAGATGCAGAAGAAGATCCACGATCAGTTGGAAGAAGCTCACGCATCAAAGCAACTACGCTCAACAGCATTTGAAATGTCTTTGTTCGGTACTGGAATCATGAAAGGTCCATTCGCCGTAGACAAGGAATACCCGAATTGGGATGAGGAAGGGGAATACAATCCAGTAATCAAGACAGTTCCCTCGACATCCCATGTCTCTGTCTGGAACTTTTACCCTGACCCAGATGCGTCGAATATGGATGAAGCACAGTACGTGATTGAGAGACATAAGATGTCACGCTCTCAATTGCGCTCACTGAAGAAGCGTCCATTCTTCCGCTCTCAGGTCATCGACGATGTTGTCGATATGGGTGAAGGTTACGTTAAGAAGTACTGGGAAGATGACCTCCGTGATTATCAAACCGATCACGACATTGAGCGTTTTGAAGTATTGGAATACTGGGGAACGATTGATCGTGAGACACTAGAAGAAGCTGGTGTTGAAATCCCAGACGAAGTGATTGATCTTGATGAAGTACAAGCGAACATCTGGTTCTGCAACAACCGCATCTTACGTGCTGTCATTAACCCGTTTAAGCCTGCCCGCATCCCATACTACGCAGTTCCTTATGAGTTAAATCCATACTCATTCTTCGGTGTAGGTATCGCAGAAAACATGGACGATACCCAGACACTGATGAACGGTTTTATGCGTATGGCTGTGGACAATGCAGTTCTCTCTGGCAATCTTTTAATCGAGATTGATGAGACAAACCTCGTTCCGGGGCAGGACTTGTCCGTTTATCCGGGCAAGGTCTTCCGCCGTCAGGGCGGCGCACCGGGACAAGCTATCTTCGGTACAAAGTTCCCGAATGTATCTGGTGAGAACATGCAGTTGTTTGACAAAGCCCGTGTACTTGCGGACGAGTCAACAGGCTTACCATCTTTCGCACACGGGCAGACTGGCGTATCAGGTGTAGGCCGTACAGCATCAGGCATCTCAATGCTGATGAATGCGGCGGCTGGTGGTATCAAGACTGTTATTAAGAATGTCGATGATTACTTGCTCGCACCTTTGGGTAAGTCAATGTTCTCATTCAATATGCAGTTTGACTTTGATCCTGAGATCAAGGGTGACCTAGAAGTTAAGGCACGTGGTACTGAATCGCTGATGGCGAATGAAGTACGTAGCCAACGCCTCATGCAGTTCTTGCAGGTTGCTTCTACTCCATCTCTCGCACCGTTCGCTAAGTTCCCGTACATCGTTCGTGAGATTGCGAAGTCGATGGATCTCGATCCTGACAAGGTAACTAACTCAATGGAGGAGGCAACACTGCAAGCGCAGATCATGCAACAGAATGCACCTCCTCAGCCTGCGGCACCACCACAACAACAAGCCGGTGGTGTACCGGGCGTAGCTGATACCGCTGGAACTGGCGGTGGAAATATCGGCATCGGTCAAGCCCCAACACCGGGCGAACAAGGATTCACAGGCAATGAACAACAGCAACAATCAGCAGGTGGACCGCCAGAAGGTGGTCAGCAAGCTCAAGCCCCTCTGCAGTAATAACAGGCAGTGGGATGCTTTCTGTGACTATCTGGACATTATGATATCCGAAAACCATAAAAAACTAGAGCAGTCGGACAACATAGTATCCATTCATCAAGCACAAGGTGCAGTACAAGTATTGCGCTCAATGAAGTATCTAAGAGACGAGGCTCTAGCCAATGGCTAATTTTGAAGACCAAATGGATATGTTTGAACAGGGTGGACTGATGGACGAGGGTGGATCAGTAGACCCTGTATCCGGTAATGATGTCCCCACGGGATCAACTCAACAGGAAGTCCGGGACGATATCCCAGCGCAACTAAGTGAGGGTGAGTTTGTATTACCTGCAGATGTTGTGCGATACATTGGTCTTGAGAACATCATGAAGATGCGTGACATGGCTAAAGAAGGTCTTCAGAAGATGGAAGACATGGGCCAGATGGGCAACAGCGAAGAAGCTATCATGGATGATGAGACAGACTTTGATGCTGAGATTGATCAGTTCATTGAGAACCTCGACACGGAAGATGAGCCTCAAGAGTTTTATGTTGGTGGACTTGCTGGCATGCAATCAACAACCCCTGAAGATCAGGCGGCTCAGATTTATCAGCAGACATCTGGTGTTGGCTTCTTGCCTCCGGGTGTTACCGCTCCGGGTGTTGATGCTAACTTGCCAGAAGCTCCAATGATTACTCCGGGAGGTCCGGGTGAAATTCCGGGTCTGCCTACTTATGAGACAAAACAGTACATCGGACCAAATGGCGAGATACGCACATTTACTTTTATTAACGGCAAACCAATCACCCCAATACCTGAAGGGTTTGCTCTTTATGATCCTTCAAAGATCCCAGAAGCAACTACCGGAGTTCCTACAGCTACCGTAGGCGGAGACGGTGGGGATGGGCCAGAACAGACAAAGCCGAATGTTGATCCTGTGATGGGTGCGGCTCGTGCAATATCAGCGTTAAATCCATCTCGCAAAGATGGTTCTGTGGGAAAGGCTCTTGACGAATACGATTCACGCATGATGAAAGTTGGCATAGGTGCTGTTGCCAGTGCTTTATCCGGAAATATCGCTGGCTTAGCCGCCGCCGCATATAGGGGATACAAGGCCAATCAGGAATTCAAAGAATCTGTAGGTCCGACAATCGCAGAGAATAACCCTACTCTCTCAGCAGTGTTGGGTGCTACACAAAACATTACATCTATGTCTGAGTCTGATGTCGCTAACTCTATTGAGACCGGTGTTAATATGGGGATGAGTCCCGGTCTTGCGGCGGCAATCACAGCATCTGGCGGGAAGATTTCTACAAGCCCAGCGGTGACTGAAGTTGACATTAATACAGGTCTGCAGTCTACCCGTCAGGGACAGACATCTATCTCAGGATTAACTGGTAACGCTGAGAGTGCAGTACAGAGCATGTATGGTAATAGCCTTGCTCAATCTAATCCTACTGCGTACAGGGACATGATAGAGGAAGCGGCATTCTATGACGCTACCGGATATGGTGTTATGTCCAATGTCACATCTCCAGTATCGTCAGCAACTGCTAGGGCTGATTCACTCTTTGACTTCGCAGTTGCTGAGGAAGAAGAACTGAAAGGTTTAACAACTGCTCCCACAACATACAGCCCTCGTGTGTCATCGCCAGAGGCCGCACGTCTAGGATATAGTGCTCGTGAAGTTGATCAACTTGCAAGTGAGCTTAACGTGACTCGTGAGCAGGCCGCTTCTATGCTTGCCGACAGAACACAGCAGGATAGATCATCATTAACAGAGCAAGCACTAGGTGCGGCACGTAGCCCATCCAGAACAGTAACATCACAATCTGGTTACGGTACGAGAAGTGTGTCCCCCGGTGAATCAGTCTCTTTCCAAAGTGATGACGGAAGAACTACAAACGTAACAGGTAAGTCATACACCGATGCTAGTGGCAATACACGCCAAGGTGCTTTTGTTGATAGTAACAATGATGGTGTTCAGCAAAGCAATGAAAGATCTACTGTAACATCTAGCAGTGGTAGCACTGTTACATCTAGAGATGGCACTCCAGTCACATCACGCAGTCAAGATGAGATTGAAGCCGATACTGGTAGCACTAGTACCGATTGCTTTATGGAACATACACTGGTCACTATGGCAGATGGTTCCAAGAAACAAATTAAAGATGTTGTAGAGGGAGACGAAGTACTTGGAGTCTACGGCTCCGTAAACAAAGTGCTTGGGGCGGAGACTCACGAGATCCAAGCAGAGAATGGATATTGGATTGTTTCTCATGACAAGGAAGTTGAACCATTCTTCACTGTTAATCATCCGTTCTTTCATAATGATGAATTGGTGTCCTTCAGTAAAGACAAGAATGATAAGTTCAATCCATGGCTGACTGGATTAAAATCGGCATGGAAGTACTTTGACTCCGCCTATCAATCAGTTGCGCCTAAAGGCACAGTGTTATATAATCTCTACCTAGATGGCGATTACACATTGTACGCCAACGGTTTCCCATTCCACAACATTGTAACCAATGGCTTCATTACTATGTCCCTGTACAACACAGGCAAGATTACTCAACATGATCTTGAATCTGATGTGGCGTACACTAAGACTGTCACCAACCCTCTCGTTAGACTTGGCTATGCTAAGGTAGCAATACCATTGGCAGATGAAGTGAGAAAGGGAAGCATGTTAGGCAAGCTAGTTTCTTCAGTGTGTACTCCCTTTGTTAAAGGCATCTCAGCTTTGTCGAATGACAAACCAGCACCCCTCACAAAACTATTTGGTTACACGTTTGTGTATCCTACGTTCATGCTGATAGGTGCATTAGAACAAGCTAAAGGTAAACATTCATGAAATTTACTCAAGAACAGTTCAGTTACATGGAAGATCAATTCCAGAATCTGACAGAGGCAGAGAAAGAAAAACTACGTGAAGTAGTGAGGTCTGAACTAGGACGCATTGTAGGAAAGCTTATGGGTCCAGACTTCATCAGTTTTATGGGCATGTTACGTGCTCCCAAGAAAGGGATAGCGGCACCTCGTACTTAACGCCGCATTATACTGGCTACCTAACGCCCTCAAAAGCTACCGTTAGCCCCAGACGAAAGAGGAATCTATGTCTACAACTACAACTGAAATGACTGAGAAAGTCGAACAGGTAAAGGTCGCATCAGGCTTTGCAAAGCGTAACGCTAATAAGAAACGCATTGAAGAAGAGGAAGCTGAGCTTGCTAAACTTCTAAACCCAACAGAAGAAGCGGCTGAGGAAACGGCAGAGCAACAGGAAGAGTCTGTTGATGATAGCCCTGAGCCAGAGTCTGCTGAAGAAAGAACTTTCAAGAAACGCTACGGTGATCTGCGCCGACACGCACAAAAAAAAGAGACCGATCTTCAAAAACAAATTGATGATTTAAAAACGCAACTTGAAGCGTCCACTAAAAAAGAGTTACAGTATCCTAAATCAGAGGATGAGTTGGCTCAGTGGATGGAACAGTATCCAGATGTTGCAAAGATTGTAGAGACGATTGCAATGAAGAAGGCGCATGAACAGGCGTCTGAATATGAAAGCAAGTTTAAAGCAATCGACGAAATGAAGTTGGAAGCACAGCGTGAGAAGGCAGAGGCTGAACTTATGCGCTTGCACCCAGACTTTGAAGAGATTCGTGATACAGACAATTTCCACAATTGGGTTGAGGAACAACCTAAGTGGGTAATGGATGCGCTGTATGACAATGACACTGATGCTGTATCAGCCGCACGTGCAATTGATTTGTACAAAGCTGACATGGGAATTACGACTAAGAAGAAGTCTTCCAAGGATAAAGATGCGGCAAAAGCAATCGGCACTCGCTCAGAGCGTTCTTCTCCTGAAAGTGATGAGTCAAAGTCTTACATCAAAGAATCCGATGTTGCTAAGATGTCATCCGTGCAATATGAGAAAGCACAAGAGCAGATTGCTGAAGCAATTCGCACAGGTAAGTTCATTTACGATTTATCTGGGTCAGCACGATAAAAGTGTTGACAAATAAAATTTTCTGGATATAACTATGTGCAGAATCTAGTGGCCCCGTAAGGATACCCACAACTAATCCGAAGTATGATGAAGTGCTATTTTAAGTTCCTGCCAGTTCCTATAATAGCACTGATTCTTATTTCACCTTCACAGAACACCCAAACTACGCAGGCCGTATGTTCACTTTGGCCGGTGAGCTTACCACCCTGATGCTAGATGGCCTCTTGCGAAGTTACACATAACCTTAACCCTATGCTATAAAAGGAGATGTCATCATGGCATTTACATCAGCGGCGGGCTACGGTAACCTACCTAATGGTAACTTTAGCCCCGTAATCTACTCAAAGCAGGTACAGCTTGCTTTCCGTAAGTCTTCTACTGTAGAAGATATTACTAACAACGATTACTTCGGTGAAATCGCTCAGATGGGTGATTCAGTGAAGATCATTAAAGAGCCTGAAATTTCAGTCCAGCCTTACACTCGTGGTTCACAAATCACAGCGCAAGATCTTGATGACGAAGATTTCACTCTTGTAATCGACAAGTCAAATTACTTTGCCTTCAAGATGGATGACATTGAAGAAGCACATTCACATGTGAACTTCATGCAAATGGCTACTGATCGTGCGGCATACCGCTTGCGTGACCAGTATGACCAAGAAGTCCTTGGCTACCTCGCTGGTTACAAGCAGGCTTCACTGCACACAGCGGCTGGCACAGTCAACGATCAAGTCAACGGCACTAAAGCAGTAACAACTGCTGGTTCTGATGAGCTTCTCGCTTCTATGAAGTTGGACTCAACTGACTTTGGTGTTACCGGAAATGGTGCAGGTAAGGCTGTGGATATCATTCCACGTTTGCCGGGTGCTGACGCAATTGATGCGGCTTCCGTTTCTCCATTGCAAGCTATTGCTCGCATGGGCCGCTTGTTAGATCAACAGTTTGTTGACACACAAGGACGTTGGTTGGTCATTGACCCAGTCTTCATGGAGACTTTGAAGGACGAGCAGTCTAACTTGTTCAACTCAGACTTCGGCGGACAAGCTGGCGGACTCCAGAACGGTCTTGTTATTAACAACTTGCACGGCTTCCGTGTATACGTTTCTAACAACCTTCCTGCTGTAGGTACTGGTCCTGCTGTTGCATCTACAACTCCACAAGCTGACAACTACGGTGTTATCGTAGCTGGTCATGACTCAGCCGTTGCTACTGCTCAGCAGATCAACAAGACTGAGACTTACCGTGATCCAGACAGCTTTGCGGACATCGTTCGTGGTATGCACCTGTATGGTCGTAAGATCCTTCGTCCAGAGTCGCTCGTAACTTTACGTTACCAAACTGGCTATTAATAGGAGGAACTTACTATGGCCGCTGGAACTATTTCAGATCTCGTTGTTGCCGCTCGTGGTACGAGCACAACTCCTTCACGTTCACCCTACTTCGTAGAAGCTTCTATTGACATCGCCGCCGCTGTTGCGTCAAAAGGCGGTGTTTTGGAAGCAGGTGAAATCATTCAAGCAATCACAGTACCTGCGAATACTATGATCATGACTGCTGGCATTGAAGTCACTACAGCAGTAGATGGTAGTTCAGCAGACTCAGTATTGAGCCTCGGTGTCACTGGAGGCGACGTAGATCGCTTCGTAGGTGGTTTTGAGTTTGATGCCGCTGACGCACCTGCTGGTACTTATGCGACAATGGCAGACGGTTCTGCTCCTGTTATCATCGGGTCTACTGCAGACACCATTGATATTGAGTTGGACTCAATCTCTACTGCACCTATCACTGGCGTACTCCGTGTATTCGCTGTCCTTTTGGATGTCGATGCACTGGGTGGTGGTGCTGACGAAGTTGATCGTGATCAGCTTGCATAAGCAACAATAAGGATGGGGGCTTCGGCCCCCTGACTTTCTCTAATGATTAATTTTAAAGTACACACATCGACTAACGGACCACTCTCTGTTGAGCAGTTAGCTGAAATGGCAACTAACGATATCATACAGATCAGTGATACCGCTCCTGCCCCTTTGAGGGAACAGGCACACTTATTCCAAGGACATGTTAAGCAAGTTGTAGCGAAATACATTCAACGTGCTTTAGATTCCAATTTAAATTACTTGGTCAAGGAGACTAAAAGCTAATGGCTAGTACAACTGCAATGTGTTCTTCATTCAAGCGTGATTTGCTCAAGGGCCATCACGAAATGGATGCTGACACTTTCAAAATCGCACTCTACACTTCTTCCGCAACTCACGGTGCGGCAACCACGGATTACACTACAACCGCCGAAGTATCTGGTACTGGGTATTCTGCGGGCGGGCAAACTCTAGACAGCCCTACTGTAACTCTCAGTGGAACAACAGCGTTTGTTGACTTTGCAGATGAGACTTTCTCTAATGCAACAATCACTGCGGCAAGTGCGTTGATCTACAATACGACTGCTGATGGTGGTTCAGGAACTACTGATGCTATCGCCGTGTTGGATTTCGGTGGTGACAAGACATCTACGAATGGTGACTTCGTTATTCAGTTCCCGACTGCTGACGCATCTAACGCTGTTATTCGTATTGCTTAAGTAGTTTATTGTGGCGGCGGATCAAGCCAAGTATGGCATAGGACAATACGGTTCTGCCAAATACGGTGAAGTCCCTGTCACTGTAGAAGCCCCCTTAGATGTATCTAAGTCTGGGGCTATCTACGGTTCCGCTGTCTACGGTACGAATACCTACGGTGGAACGATTACCGAGACGCACAGTGGCGTATCTTCTACGGGTTCTGTAACGTCAGTCACTGTAACAGCAGACTCTTCTGTTACCCTCCCCTCCGTCCAAGCCTCCGGAACTGCTGACCCAGACATCGTTATTGAGGCAGATGCTACCCACACACTAACCAGTGTACAGGGTACAGGTGCAACAGGAACAGTAGGCACTGTCGGTGTTGCAATCCATCAAGTAGACGGCGTCCAAGCTACTGGACAAACAACGACAACAACTGTCTCTGGAGATTCCTCCACTGGTACAACTGGTGTTGAAGGAACAGGACAGACTACAACTTTAACCATATCTGCGGATGCAAACACGACACTTGATGATGTTTCCTCCACAGGTAGTGTCACCACAGTTACGCTCTCAGGTGATTCAAACTTAACACTACCAAGCACATCAGCTACAGGACAGATTACCACTGCTGAAGGTAAGGCGGGTGCGAGGGGCATCGTTACTGGTGTCGAAGCGACAGGTGAGATTGAGCCTGTTGTTGCATTCACGGGTATCTTTGTCACCTTTGAGGTGGATAGTGTTGAAGCTACTGGTGCAGTCACAACCGCTACAGTAGTCGCTGAATCTCAGGTAGAACCTACCGGCGTACAGGCTACTGGTACCGCTGATGATGGCCTCACTTTTGTTGGTCAAGCAAATGTAGTACCGGAGTCTTCTGACGCTACAGGTTCTGTCACCACAGCAACCGTCACGGCTGATTCCAATACGACAGCCCCATCGGTACAGGCTACAGGTACCGCAGACCCCGATGTAGTCATTGAGGCTGATGCAAACCACGTTATTACTTCTGTACAGGGAGTTGGTGCCGTTGGTGGCATTGGCGACGTTATTGCTGAAGCTAACATTGATACTGTTACTGGCGTTGAAGCGTCTGGCATAGTTAATGGCAACCTAACATTCTCACTTGGTCTAACCACAACTCCGATAGGGGTTCAAGCAACTGCTAGTGTAGACCCAGACATAGTCATTGAGGCTGATGCAAACCACGTCATAACGTCTGTTCAAGGTGTTGGTGCTACGGGCGGTGTAGGTGACGTAGTAGCGGAAGCAGGTGTTGACACTGTAACCGGAGTTTCAGCTACGATAGTTACAGATGATGTAATTATCTCCGCAGAGGCCGGGGTTACCCCAGAGTCCGCAGAAGGCACTGGTGCAGTCACAACAACAACAGTTACTGCGGATGCTAACTTCACGCCAGAATCTGCCGATGCAACTGGTGCTGTTACAACAGTCGATATCTCCATACCGAAGGATGTGGCTGTCCCAGCGGTTACAGCAACTGGAAATGTAGAAACTGTAACGCTTAGCGGTATCGCAAATGTTGAGCCTGAGAGTGCGAGTTCTACAGGTAATGTAGATCCTGACATCGTTATTGAAGCAGATGCCAACCATGTCATCACATCTGTTCAAGGGGTAGGTGCTACAGGCGGTGTAGGCGATGTCGTTGCTGAAGCAAACATCGACACTGTATCTGGTGTAGAGGCCACAGGTTCTGTCACTACTG